CACCGCCTGCCGCCCCGCAACCCCTGCCTGTCGTCGCCGAATCGCAGGCCCCCCCTGCAGCACAGACCGCCGCCGTGCCCACCGCTACCCCCGCCGCTGCGCACGCCGCTGTCCAGACGTCTGCACCGCCGCGCCCAGCACCGCCACCCGCCAGCCCACCCACTCCCCAGCGCCGCATGTTCTCGAAAGGAATCCGCATATGACCTCCCGCAACCAGTACGACACCGAAGCCCTGCGCCTTGCCGCCCCAGGCCCTGCTGCGCTCGACGACGATGTCGCGCCCGCCCTCGATGACCAGCAGCGCGACCTCGATGACTTGTGCGAGCGCTGGGTGGCCTGGTGCCGCTCGCGCCGCCTCTACGGCCCCAAGCCCATCACAGGCACCATCCTTGGCCGCATGAGCGGCTGCAGCATGCGCCCCATGGCAGCGGGCGGGCCCGACGCCATCAGCAGCGCAGAGCTTTCCGCCTTCCACATCGCCTACACCTGCCAGCCCGACGCGTTGGATAAGCGCGTGTTCGACCTGTATTACGTGCACCGAGTCAAGCCGGTGAAAGCGGCGGCTGCGGCGCTCGAAATAAGCCGCACCCACTTCTACCTGGTGCTGTCGGAATTTCGCAAGCGAGTGGCCAGCGCCGCCCAGGCACTGATGGAAAAAGAGCAAGTGCGCCTGGCCGATATGCAACACGCCCGCGCCGCGCGTGACGCATTGGGGGCCTGACGTCAAGCGCTAAAGTGTCCTGCCCTGATAGGACACTTTAGGCCTGGACTCCATAAGACACTTTGGCCCAAAATTGGCCCCAATTCAGGTAGGTATCAAAACTCCGCCAGCCTGAAAATTCATAAACCACAACCGCAGTTGTGACGCAAAAGCCCCGGCCTTTCGCAAGGAAGCCGGGGCTCTTTACTTGGGGTCCAAGAAACATGCTCAACATCAGCCATAGCGGCGCATCCATCGCCGAGGTGATTGCGTCCGTGCGCGCGGTGCCAAGCCGCATCGTGCCTTACGCTGCCAGCACGGCCCTCACGCGCACGGCCAAGTTCGCGGCCAGCACGGCATTGCCGGCTGAGATGAAAAGAGTGTTCATCAGCCCCACGGCCTACACCCTGAACGCGCTGCGCATCGAGCCCGCCACGAAAGACAGCCTGAGCGCGCGGGTGATGGTCAAAAACCAGGCGGCCGGCGTCGCGCCCGAGAACTTCCTGCAGCCCGAGGTCGAAGGCGGCGCTCGCAAGCAAAAACGCGTCGAGTCGGCCCTGCGCTACGCCGGCGTGCTGCGCGCCGGCCAGTTCGCCATGCCTGGCGCAGGCCTTGACCTCGACGCCAACGGCAACGTGAAGGGCGCTGAGGTGCGCACCATCCTGGCGGCACTCAAAAACATTCGCGCCGTCAGTTCGGCGCGCGACCGCAAGACCGGCAAGGGGCTGCGCAAAGGCCGCAAGCTGGCAAATGACCTGTTTGTCGGCACGCCCAACGGCGGAAACCGGCCCGAAGGCCTTTGGCGCCGTGAAGGCAGGCGCCTGCGCCCGCTGTTCATCTTCACCAACAAGGCGCCTGCCTACGCCAAGCGCCTTGATTTCAGCGGCGTCGTGCAGCAAGTGGCACTCGATCGCTTCCGCCCCGAGTTCGAAAAGGCCCTGAAAGACATGGCCGCGAAAGGTTTGCGCGCATGAGCTCCGCTCTCGAACAGGCGCAAGACCGCCTGGCCTCTTACCTGGCCGCCGAGAAGCGGATTCTCGACTCCCAGGAATACGCCGTTGGCCATGGCGGCACCGCCCGCCGCAACCGCCGCGCAGACCTGCTGCAGGTGCAGGCGGGCATTGTGGCTGTGCGCGCTGAAATCGAGCGCCTCAAGCCCATTGGCAGCCGCGCGCGCCGCGTCACCTACCTGCGGCCCTACTGACCATGGCAAACCTGCTCGACCGCTCCATTGCAGCGGTGGCGCCAGCCTGGGCGGCCAAACGGCACCTGGCGCGCGCTCGTATCGACGCCATCAGCGCGCTCGATGCGCTGCTGCCACCAGCTTCCACCAGCGCCTCCGCATCTGGCATAGCGCCCACGGCGCCCAGTGGCTCAGGGGGCCGCTGGTGGAAACCCATGCCGCGCGATGCCAAGGTCGACACGCTGCTCCTGCTGCCATCCCAGCGCGGCGCCTCGCGCGAGCTGGCCCGCACCAGCCCCATTGCGGTCGGCGCCATCAATACCAATGTGGACCGCGTGGTCGGCACGGGCCTTGCGCTCAGCGCCCAGCCCAACCGCACCGTGCTCGGCTGGTCGCTGGATCAGGCGCTTGAATGGAAAAGCACCGTGCAGCGCGAATTCAGCCTGTACGCCGACAGCCCCGAGTGCGACATCGCGCAGGAACTCAACTTTCACCAGCAGCAAAGCCTGGTGCTGCGCAGCGCGCTGGAAAGTGGTGATTGCTTCACCTTGCTGCCAGACGGCCAGCGCACCAGTACCCAGCCCTATGCCCTGCGCCTGCAAGTGTTGGAGGCCGACCGCGTCGGCAACCCGCGGGGCCAGATGAACACAGCCCTCATTGCCGGCGGCGTGCGCCTGAGCGACGTTGGCGCGCCTGCTGCGTACTTCCTGTACGACCAGCACCCAGGCGGCTGGCTGCCAGGCCAGGGCACCGCGCTCTACGCCGGCCAGTGGATTGACCGATTGGGCAAAAGCGGGCGCCGCCGCATGCTGCACCACTACCGCAAGCTGCGCCCCGGCATGCCGCGCGGCGTGCCGTACCTGGCGCCCATCATCGACTGTATCAAGCAGATTTCGCGCTACACCGAAGCCGAGATCATGGCCGCCGTCATCACCTCGTACCTCACGGTGTTCATCGAGACGCCCACGGGCGCAAGCGCCCCAGTGTTCGACGGCGCCGCGCAAGTCGACGGCGACCAAGGCCCCGAAGTCGGCCTTGGCATGGGCGCCGTGGTGGGCCTTGCGCCCGGCGAAAAGCCGCACACGGTGAACCCCGGCCGGCCAAACCCCAATTTCGAGCCCTTCATCCTCGCCGTCATCAAGCAAATGGGCATGGCGCTGGGCCTGCCCTACGAGCTGCTGGTCAAGCAGTTCAACGCCAGCTATTCGGCAAGCAAGGCCGCGCTGCTCGACGCCTGGGTGTACTTCCGCAGCGTGCGCACTTGGCTCTCGCTCAGCTTCTGCCAACCGGTGTACGAAACATGGCTGGCCGAAGCCGTCGCCATCGGCCGCATCGCCGCGCCGGGCTTTTTCACTGACCCGCTCATGCGCTGGGCCTACACCCGCGCCGCGTGGCCGGGCGACAGCATGGGGTCCATCAACCCCAAGGACGAAGTCGCCGCCTACACCGCCGCCATCGACGCCCGCCTCATGACGCGCGAGCGGGCTGAGTGGGAGCTGTGGGGCAGCGACTTCAACGAAACCTTCGACCAGAAAGAGGGCGAGCAAAAGCGCTTGCGCGAAGCCGATTTGCTGCCTGTGCCCAAGGCGGGCGCGGCAGCGCCGCAAGCGGCCACCCCCAACGAAAGCCCACAGCCATGAACTACCCCCACCTGGCGGCGCGCCTGTTCAACACACCGCTTTTGGTGCACCCGCAAAAACTTGACGCCATCATCGCTGGGCTGGGGCCGCGCCTGCTTGGGGCAGAACTTGACTTCAGCATGCTGCGCGGCAGCGAAGAGCCTGCGATTCCGGCGGAAATGTTCACCACGCGGCGCGGCAAGCGGGGCGATGCGGGCTATCAGGTCATTGACGGCGTGGCCGTCATTTCCGCCAGCGGCGCCTTGGTGCACCGCAGCAGGATGGACGGCGCATCGAACTTCCTGCTGGGCTACAACCAGCTCGCCATGCAGCTCGAAGACGCCATGGACAACCCCGAACTCCATGCCGTGCTGCAAATCATTGATTCGCCTGGTGGCGAGGTTGCCGGCGCCTTCGAATACGGCGACCGCATCCATGCCCTGCGCGGCAAAAAGCCCATGGTCTGCATTGCAGACAGCATGGCTGCATCGGCCGCCTTCCTGGGCGGCTCAGCGTTTGACGAACTCGCCATCAGCCAGACCGGCTACGCGGGGTCGATTGGCGTCGTCATGCGGCATGTAGACCTATCGGGTGCGCTCGAAAAAGAGGGCGTGCGCGTCACCCACATCTATGCCGGCGACCACAAGGTGGATGGCAACCCTTACGAGGCCTTGCCAAAAGCCGTGCGCGCCGACTTTCAGGAGGAAATCGACAGCCTCTATGGCTTGTTCGTGGGCGCCGTGGCGCGAAACACCGGCATGTCGCCCAAAGCCATCCGAGCCACGCAGGCTGCCGTGTACCGAGGCCAGACCGCGGTGGACGTGGGGCTTGCCAGCCGCGTCGCTACCACCGACCAATTGCTTTCAGAGTTGACCGCGCAGCGTGCGCGGTCGTATCCCGTCGGGCAGACCGCCCGTGCAACCGCCAACGACAAAGGAGTCACCATGTCAGGCACCACCACCCAGGGCGGTCAACCGGCCACCCAAACCCCTGCCGCTCCCGATGCGGCGCCCACCCAGGAGCAGCTTGCTGCGGCCCGTGCAGAGGGCGCCGCCGCCGAACGCGAACGCATCCAAGCCGTGCTCGCCGTAGGCGAAGGCCTGCCCGGCCATGAAAAGCTGCTCAGCGCCTTGGCCTACGACGGCAAGACCACGCCCGAGCTCGCCAGCATGGCCGTGCTCAAGGCCGAAAAAGACGCCCGCGCCGCCGCCATTGCCGCCCATGCGGCCGATGCTCCGTCCGCAGCCAAGCCCAGCGCCGCGCCGCCTGACACGGGCGAAAAAACCAAGGCGCAGCAAGTGGCCGAGGCCCAGGCCTACGCCACTGAGCACAACACCGATCTGGTCACCGCGCTCAAAAAGCTCGGCTACGCCAGCTGATCGGCGGCAACCACCTATTCACAGGAGCCCATCACCATGACCGGCAACATCTCTACCCTCACCCTGACCGTAGCCGCCGCGGGCGCGCTGGCGGCCAGCCGCTTTGTCACCCAGGCCGGCGCCTACCCTGCAGCAGGCGCGGCCGCCTTTGGCGTCACGCGCACCAGCGCAGCCGCTGCGGGTGACCTTGTGCCTGTGGACGTGCAAGGCACCGCCATTGTCGAAGTCGGCACGGGCGGCGTTACCCAAGACGGCGCGCTCATGGCCGATGCCAATGGCTGCGTGGTCGCGCTCACCGGCCTGAGCAAAAGCCCCGTGGGTCGCGCCATGGAAACCGCAGCCGCCGGCGCCTTCATCGAAGTGCTGCTGGTGCCCAGTGCCGGCCTGCTGACCCCTGCCGCCTGACCTCACAACCCCCACACATAGGAGCATCCTCATGGCTCAGCAAACCCCCAGCCAAGCCCGCGTGCTTGACCCCATCCTCACCGCCGTCGCACGCGGCTACCGCAGCCCCAAGGCCGCCGTGGCCAACGTGCTGTTCCCCATGGTGCCCGTCGGCGTTCGTGCTGGCCGCATCCTCTCGTTTGGCCCGGATGACTTCAAACTCATCAACACGGCGCGGGCCCCTGGTGCCAACACCCGCCGGGTGCAGTTCGGCTACAGCAGCGACACCTTCGCGCTGGCAGACCACCGCCTTGAAGGCTCTGTGCCTGTCGAGCTGCAGGAAGAGGCCCAGGCCGTGCCCGGCATTGACCTCGCCAGCACCGCCGTGCGCCGCGTGCAGAACATGATGGCCCTGGAGCGCGAGAAAAAGGCCGCCGACCTGGCCCGCAATGCCGCGCTCTACGCCAGCGACAACAAAGCCACGCTCAGCGGAACGAGCCAGTGGAGCGACCCAGCCAGCGACCCGTTCAAAGCCATCATGGATGCCAAGGAAGCCATCCGCGGCAAGACGGGCGAAATGCCAAACGTGCTCGAAGTCGGCCCCAAGGTGTTGACCGCGTTGCGCACCCACCCCAAGGTGCTGGAACGCCTGAGCACCGCAGCCGACCGCCCGCCTGCAACGCTCATGCAACTGCAGGCGCTGTTTGAACTGGAACAGATCGTCAAGGGCGAAGCGGTTTACCACGATGGCACGCAGTTTCAGGACGTGTGGGGCAAAGACGCCATCCTGGCCTTCACCACGCCCGCCAGCATGCAGGAAATGGGCAGCCCGAACTTTGGCTACACCTACCAACTGCAAGACCGCCCGATCGTGCAAGAGGCCTATTACGACGAAAACACGCACACCTGGTATTACCCGGTGTCTGACGCGTACCAGCCCGTGTTCACTGGCCCGTCGGCAGGCTACTTGTTCTCGGCCGCCGTCGCCTGATCGCCATGGCCAAGTACACCGCCACCACCCCCATCATGCGCGATGGCAAGCGCTACGGCGTGGGCGACAAGCTCACGCTCGATGCGGGGCAGGCGCAAGCCCTGCTGGCTGCGGGCGCAGTCGAAGACGCCCGCGAATCTGCTGCCGACCGCAAGGCAGCAGAGCTGGCCGAAGCCGACCGCGCTGCCGCTGCTGCTGCCGAGGCAGTTGCGCAAGCCAAGCCAGGCGGCGACGCGTCCACCTGAGCCCGCCATGCTTGACTTCGAAGCCGACCTCGCGGCCGTGTTCTTCTGTGCCGACTTTGCCATGCCCTTCACGCGCCAGCGGCCATTGGTCTCTGACGTTGAGGTGCTCGGCATTCTTGGTGTCACAGAAGACGACGCGCTCGACGCCCACGCCATTGCCATCACGCGCAGCCTGCGCCTGCCATCTACGGCAGATGTGCGCGCTGACGATGTGCTGGTGGCGGTGCAGGCCGTTGCTGCCATGGGGGTAGAGCAGGGCGCCCGGTTCCGGGTGCTCGACCTGCCCCTGCGCGTCAACGACGGCATGGAATGCGAGGCGCTGCTGGGCAGTGTTGGACCATGAGCGCCCGGCCCGACACCCTGCCCAGCGGCGCCCCGTTTGCCATTGGCGAGGCGGTGGTGCAGGCGCTGCGTAGCGACGCTGCCCTCACCGGCGCGGTGGTGCTCGACAACCCGCAGCGCGCCAGTGCGCTGCAGGACGGCGATCGCATCGTGTTCTTCGAAGACCAGAACGACCGCCTGGTTGAGCAGCCCGGCAGTGTTGCCAGGCGCACCTACAGCTTCTCGCTCGGCGTTATCAGCCGCAGCAGCGAGGCCCGCAAGGCCGCCCATGCCGACTACCGCACCGCCAAACGAATCGTGCGCAACTGCATGCCAGCCATCAACCAGGTCGTCTCGGTGCTCAGCCGCATGGCCGAGGGCGATGTGACCTACCGGCTCGAAAACATCGATGTTGGCGGGGCGCTTGTGCTCGGCAGCTTCTCCATTGACTACAGCGACCCAGGCTAACCGCCCGAACTGCTTCCACCCCAACCACCCAGCCCGCCACGCGCGGGCTTTTTTGTTTCTGCAAAGGAAATCGCCATGACCACCACGACCAACACTGCACGCGCCATTTTGGCCGGGGGCCTTGTGTCCTTCTCAATCTGGGACACCACCAACCAGGTGTTCGCCGGCTTCAAAGCCCCGCTCGATGCCGATAAGTTTGAAATCAAGCCTGCTTTCGACGAAAAAATCAGCGAATCGCGCAGCCACCTCGACTACGGCCAGGCCCGCGCCACCGTCATCCTGCCCAAGCCCACCGAAGTGACGGTGGACCTCTCTGCCTCCAGCGTCGAATCGCTGGCCATGCAGTTCCAGGGCTTGGTGGAAGCGCTCACCCAGTCCAGCGGCACCCAGCCGGCCACCGATCTTGCCGTTACCGACATTGGCATTTGGCTGCCCTTGGGCCACCGCAACATCAGCGACACGGGCTTGACCATCACCGACGCCACTGCCGTCACCACCTATGTGTTTGGCACCCACTACAACATCAATTGGCTGCGCGGTGAAGTCATGTTCCTGGCGGTGTCCGGGGCGCCTGCCAAGGGCGACGTGGTGAAAGCCGCTGCCTCTTGGGGTGCTGTGGACGGCAAGAAGATTCTGGGCGGCAAGGTGTCGCAAGTGCGCTGCAACATGCGCCTTGACGGCCAGAACATGGTCAACGGCGAGGCCGTTGAAGCTGACGTGAACGACGTCGCCCTGGGCAGCAACAACGGCTTCGACTTTTTGGGGTCGGACTTCTCCAAGATCACCCTGAGCGGCAAGATTTCAGGCGGCTACGAAATCCGCTTCCCGCAGCGCAGCGGCGACTAAGCCTAGCGGCGCCGTGCAGGCGTCTGCATGGCGCCCATCAGCAGCAGCGCAGGCCAGCCCACCACCACGGTGGCAACGGCCCCGCCCCCCAGCGCCATGAGGCGCTCCGAATCCAGCCACAGGCCCAAAAGGGCCAGTGGAATGCCAGCGCCCACCAGGGCAATGCACCAAGTCAAACCTCTCATCGCAAACACCATCCATGGCTGATCCGAAGATCAAATACGACATTGAAGCCGCCGTCAAGGGCGAGGCCGATGCCGAGCAGCTCGCCAAGGCCCTGCGCGACGTGGGCGACGTGCTCGAAGGCGACCTGCAAAAGGGCGCGCGCGACGCTGCGGACGCGCTCCAGGCGCTGGGCGACAAGCAGGCCGCTGTCACGAACTTCCAGAACCTGAAAAACGAAACCGGTGCGCTCGCCATTGAGCTTGCCCAGGCACAAACCGAGTTTGGCCGGGTGGATGCCGAGCTGACGCAGGCCAGCGCCGCCGCACAAAAGTTTGCCGCTGCCGAGCTGGAAGCCAAGGCCACGCTTGAGGCGTCCAAGAGCAGCCTGGCCGCCGCCAAAAAGGCCTACGAAGACTTGCAGGCAAGCGCCGTAGGGGCCGCCCGCAAGACGGACGAATTCAAGCTGGCCAACCAGGGCGCCAAGGACAACATCCAGCAACTGTCGGCAGAAATCAAGCAACAGAGCCGCAGCCTGAAAGAGTCCGAGGCCAGCGCCAGAGAGGCGCAACAGGCAGAAAACACGCTGTCGGCACAGCACCAGAAAACCAGCGCGTCGCTGATCCTGGTGCGGGCTGCGCTGCAAGACAACAATGCCGCGCTCGAAGCCGGGCGCAGCAAGCTTGGCGCCATGGGCCTTGAGGCCGGCAACCTCTCGCAGGCCGAGCGCAACCTGCAGGCCGCCGTGGCGCAGGTGCGCGAACAGGTTGCAGCCATGGCTCCGGCCTACCAGCAGGCCGCTGCCGCGTCGAGCCAATCGACCCAGGTGCAGGCGCAAAACCAGCGCACCCTGCGGGACGGCATGACGTCCATCAGCACGCAGCTGCAGCGCATCCAGCAAATCGCCACCGTGGCGCTTGGGGGCAGCTACGTCGGCGGGCTGGCGAAAAGCGTTGCGGACACCGCCGACGAATTCAAAAACCTCCAGGCCCGCATCAAGCTGGTCACCGGCGAAGGCCCGCTGTTCCAAGAGGCCTTCCAGGGCGTCACTGACATCGCGCTGCGCACCAACAGCGCGCTTGACGACACCGGAACCCTGTTCGCGCGGCTGGCAAAAGCTGGGCAGGATGCTGGCAAAAGCGCGCAATCGGCGCAGCGCGACGCACTGCAGCTTACCGAGACCATCAACCAGTCGGTGCAGCTCTCGGGCGGCGCCGCAGAATCGTCCAAAGCCGCCATCATCCAGTTGATTCAGGGCTTGCAGTCGGGCGTGCTGCGCGGAGAAGAATTCAACAGCGTGATGGAACAGGCCCCCCGCCTGGCGCAGGCCATGGCCAACGGCCTGGGCGTCACGACGGGCGAGCTGCGCAAGCTGTCTGCCCAGGGAGCGCTGACGGCAGAAACCGTCATGGGCGCGCTGCGCGGCCAGGCTGACGTAGTGGCTGCAGAATTCGCCAAACTGCCCCC